CTTGGTTATTTTCCTTTTCCACATGGTTCAAACGCTAACCGTACGAATCTTCGTAAACCTAACGATGGTGAGGTTGTCGCATTACTTTGTAAGAAAGGTAATCAAAAATCTGATGCTTCTCCCAATGTGAGCGTCGGGTTTGCGTCTTCCACTGGTTTAACCAATTATTCTAGTGAGAATGGCGATTGTGGTGGGGTTATTGTTGCCCTACACGATGGTGCGATTGTCGGTTGGCATAATGCTGGTAGTTCGATTGCTAACTACTTTCAGGTTGTCACAGACGAGGTGAAACAAATTCTTGTTTCACCCCCTGCGCGCGTCCAAAATTTTTGTTAGTGCCGTGTGTGGCGGCCCTACAGGACATGGAATATGAGTTAAAAGATGAAGGCCTTGTGCCTGATCTTAAAGGTCACCTTGTAAATACTCTAAGTGACCAATATTTCTCAAAAATTGGTTCTGTTAAAAAGTTCCCAAATTTGAGAAATCAAAGACATCTTGACTCAATTTATTTCCAGTTCTGTATCACACACGGCGAGGCGGACAATGATCCGTCTAGGGGCTTACCTACGCCAAATTTGACAGCCGCCTATAAAGGTCTTTCAAAATATGCAAAGGGCCAACCCATGTTTAAGAGTGACATACGCGCTAAAGCGTTAGATGCTCTTGAGCGTGAATTTGGTCCCTTTGTTCGAAATTGGCGAATTATGAGTTTAAACGACACATTGCAACGTGTTGATAACAGTACCTCGTGTGGCTACCCTTGGAATAAACTTTACCTAACAAAAGGTGAAGCTCTCCTAGATAGTAACATGTTATGGGAAATTAACCGCGTATGGCATTTATTAAGTGAACGTTTTGTTGTAAATAATTTCTCTTTTCATTTTGACAAAGAGTGGGTTTTGACTACTTACGAAAATTTTGTATGTCTTATTTGTAAGAATCTCTGTGATGAAAACCACGTTTGTAAACGAGATTATCAATATTGGTGCGTTTGGAGTAATGCACTAAAAGAGGAGATTCGCGATGCGCAAAAGATCGCTGAAAATAACATTCGTGTTTTTACAGCTTGCCCTTTGCCTTTTGGGGTCTGTTCCAATCGGCTATCTGTTGACTTTAATGAGAAGTTTAATGCCTCTCATTTGAAGACTAGTAGTTGTGTTGGTTTAAACACTTTTCAGGGCGGCTGGCATTCGCTATACACCAAGTTGCGAGTTAAACCTTGTTATTATGAAACTGATTTGAAACAGCAGGATAGTAGCATGAACCGTGAGTTGTTAGCTTTAACTAACGACTTTCGTTGGCGAATGCTTCATCCTGATGATCAGACACATGATAACTATGTCCGCTTTTGCAATAAGTATCGCAATAGTGTTGACTCTGTCATAATTACGTCTGATGGTAATTTGGTCCAAAAACACACCGGTCAATGTTCTGGTGATAATGATACTATTAACCAAAACACTATGTTGACTGTCTTTTTGCTGGCCTATAGTTACTTTTCAACTTTTCCTGACAATAACTACGAGAACTTTTCTACGGATGTCATGAAGGCAGGTTGTGGTGATGATACGTTAGTTGGAGTCACTCGAGATCTATCCGTTTCTTTCAACGCTGACGTTATCCGAGATTCTTTGGCTCCGCTATTTATCACCGTTATTAGTCCAACTAATCAACCTCGCGATGTTTCTCAATGTGAATTTTTATCACGAAAATTCAATAAGACATTGCATGGTTTTGTTGTGCCTTGGTTTGAATCTGGCAAGTTTCGCACCACGCTCAAATTTAGTGAGCGTACTTGTGACCCAGCTTACTCTTTATTAAGAGCTGCTGGGGTTTTGGTGGTCGGTTGGTCTAATGAACCTTTCCGCCATTTTGTCCGTCGCTACATCGATTGGATAATTTGTGAGTATGATGAGTCTTGTGTAGGCGATCCCCTTTGGAGGCAAGCTAGAAGTTCAGTTCTTACTGATGAACAACTTTGTGTTCTTTATCTTCCTAGCGATACCTCCCACTTGTCTCAGTTTTACGTCTTAAAACCTCAAAGTTATGGGGAATTAAGTAAAGCGCAACGCCCCATAAAAGATCAAAACTTTTATAACATGCCACAAAATGAC